GTGTTGACGCGGTCTGCCAGTGAAATGTCAGATGCTTTGAAGTTCAGTGTTGCCATGGTTCATTCCTCCGTGGTTTCGGTTTCGTTGGTCAACGTTTCGAGCTGGATCCCGCTGCTCATCAAATTGGCAACCATGGCAGCGCTGGCTGCCTTGATGCCAAATTGCGAGCTGGTGACATGGCGCAGGGCCCGAGCCGGGTTTGGCGCATCGACCAGGTGGATCTTTGTGTTGACGGTGTCAGTGATGACGTAGAGAGGCATGGTTTTCTCGGTTCAGGTTTGTGATGCCGCGAGCGCGGCCGCGAATGCAGTCCAGTCGAGCTGCATGTTCTTCAGTCCGAAACGGTTCCCGCCCATGTGAGCCGGGTGCGGTTCAACGTGAAGAATTCGTTGGCCGGTCGTGCGGGCCTTGGTCTCTTTGTTGCCGTAGCCGGCATCCGACTCGATGGTCGTGACCTTGTAGTTGGCCCAGCCGATGACGTCGGCCCACTCCTGCACCAGCGCAGCGGCGCGGTCGTGGAGCTTCAGGACGTACTGGTCGTAGCCGTCATGCAGGGGTGACTCGAAGCGCTTGATCTTGTCGTGCGCGATCAAGATCACGGCCATGTTCCGGCGCTGGCGCAATTCCTCCAGGCCGTTGAGCAGCGTGCGCCACTCTTCGGCCGCGGCCACGTAGCCCTTGCCGTAGCCGGGCGCTTCGATGTTGGCCCACTTGTTGGCAGCGCACACATGCGCATGCACCAGGGGCTCGAGCCAGTCGAGCGAGTCGACAAACACGGTCTGAAAGTCGTGCTCTTCCTTCAGCAGGGTGCCGATCGCCTGGTAGACGTCGTCCAGGCTGGCGGCCAGCGGGAAGGCTGAGGCGTCAACCGCGTCCGCGCCGTCTTCCGTCAGGATGCCGACGGCACCAGGGGCCTGGCTGGCAAAGGTGGTCTTGCCGATCTTGCCGGGGCCGGCCACGACGATCTTCGGCGCGCGCAGGCGGCGCGTCTTCTGAATGGATGCGAGGTTGAAAGCCATCACTCGCTCCACTTGATGGTGACGCCCGTCTTGGCGGGCTTGGTCTCAACGGCCGTGGCGATCTGCGACCACAGCTTGGGAGACTCGGCGCGGATGGCCTTCAGGCGCGTCTCGTCGGCCTCGACCTTGGTCTTGAGCGGGCGCACCTCGGCGGGCCAGCTGGCGGTGAGCGCGGTGAGCTTGTCGATGTCGACCTTGTAGGAGAGCTTTCCGGTCAGCGTGATGCGCGCGCCGGTGGGCGTGATGACGGTGCTGCTGCCTTCTTCCTTGGCCGCATGCAGCGCCAGGATCTTTTCCTCCACTGCCACGCGCTCGCGCTTGGCGTACTCCTCACGCTCCTTGGCTTCGGCCCACTGCAGGGCGAGCTGGTCGATCTGTTCCATGTTCTGGTTCCTTTTCACGCTTGGTAATGACCACCGTCTCTTGCGTGGTGAAGCGGTGGCGGTTGGCGCACTCGCGCCGGCGACGGGTTCCGCGGGTTTCGAGCGTCGTGCTCCAGGCCCCGCACTCGGGGCACTTCACAGCAGGACGATGGCGATGCCGACGACGACGATGAGCACCAGGACGACAGCGAGGTCGCGCAGGGGGTCATCGCTTTGATGGGGGAGCTCGCACGCCTCAGGCGTTGGGCAGACCTTGCGGCCTTGGCGGCAGTCAGAGCAGCAGCTCATGCCTCCCTCGCTTTCAGCATGGCGTCAGCCAACGCATATGCGTACTTGGCCCGTGTGTCGTCGTCATACGCAGGAGATTTGTTAGCCGCCCACCCTGCCAACAGCGCCTTAGCCGCGAAGTAGTCGCGCAGGGTCATGCCTTCGTTCGGAAGAATCTCTTTGCCGGTGTCTTGGTCGTAGAAGTAATCGACCGGAAACGCCGGTCCGCCTGTGTTGATTGCGGTGCTCATGCCGACCACCACGCAACCAGTGCCAGGCCGAAACCGATGCCGATCGCGCCGGACAGGAGCCAGCCGAGGATGTTCTCGGTGTTGCTGTACCGCTCGATCGCGTAGGGGTGCTTGTTGGGCCAGGCCTCAACTGTTGAGCGGGGGAAACGGCGTGTTGTGGGCGTGCTCATCGCGTTCGGGTTCCGTTGTTGATGATGAGATTCCATCACAACGATGAGGCAAACGCAACAACCAGCGCAAAAAGAATGTAGGGGTAAACCCTTACGTTTTGAGGCCGATTAATACAGTGGGCGGAGCCAAAGGACCGTGCTTGACCAGACGATGGAGGCGTCATCCAACGTCTCCATGCATGGCCACAGCACTAGGTTGTGCGTGTCCCGGCGGTAACCGCGGCGCACGATGCCCAGCATCTGCCGGCCATCGGCCATGGCCACCAAGCACAGCTGGTCGGCGTTGTCGGCGGGTGGCAATTGGGCCGGTGTGACGAACAGCAACCAGCCGTCAGTCACCGACGCGTGCGAGCGCATCTGCACGGCGTAGGTGCCAATTGGGCAGTCGGCGGGGCCCAGCACCGTGTCATGGGTGCCGGGTGGCATCAGCACGACGGCGCCCCGTTCGTTGACGTGCGCAGCTATGGGGCAGCGGCTTACGTCCTCTGTCACTTCGATGCCTGCATGGCGCATCACCTCGTTCAAAGGTGTGCCCAGGATCGTGCTGATTTGGTATGCGTCATGTGTAGTCATACGCCTCATTCCTCGCAGCATCAATGACACTGCAGCGGGGTCAAGGTTCATCATTCTTGCCAACCCTCTTTGACTGATCTTCTTGTCGGCCAAGCGGCCGCGAAACCATTCTGTGTTCATCATCGTTCCTTGTTCGGAGTGAGCAAAACAAGATGATGATGGACTCGCAACGGTGCGTCAAACTCAAGATAAGATGCCATTGACGATGTGCAACTCGCAACATGGAGAGACGATGGCAATCGAAACGATTCACAAATTGGATCCGGCCTACAGCGTGGTGGAGCGGCTGGGCGGCAAATCTGAGGTGGCCGAGCTGCTGGATGTGGACAAGTCCACGATCACGCGCTGGTGCCAGCCAAAGCCAGGCGGAACGGGCGGGGTGATCCCGCTGCGGTACTGGCGCCCGCTGTTGGAGCAGGCGAAAGACCGGGGGATCGACCTCCGCTTAGAGGAGTTGAGCGGCGTCGAGGCGTGACATGGTCGCGGTGGCATCGATGACCATGACCAACTCCGACTTCCTGGCCGAGGTTTACCAAGACCTGGCACCAGGCACACATGGTTGGGTCTGCTCGTTCAGGCAAGACCCGGCCAGCCAAGACCCCGGCAAATGGGGTGGACGTCCCTACAAGGGCCTGCCACAGCAGGCGGCCCTGATTGATCGCGCGCATGACGACAACACGTACTTCTGCACCAGCGTCCTCGCTGCCACTGGTGACGGGGAAATCGTGCGTCGCAAGGACGCTTTCGTTCGCCTAGCTGTTCTGGTTTTGGACGACGTGCAGCTGTCGGACGTCCAAGGCCTCTCCTATGCCATACAGACGTCACCCGGCAAACACCAGATAGGTATCTTCCTTGATGGGGATGATGCTGATGCCCAAGATAGGCAGCTTGTCGACCGGGTAATGAGCGCTTTGGCCGCCCGCGGCCGGAGTAATGACGCCAGTGGCAACGCCTGCGTGCGCTACGTGCGCCTGCCGGTGGGATCCAACACCAAACCGAGGGCGGCCGGCACCTGGCAGGTGCAGCTCGAGGTCTGGCAACCGCGCCTGCGGTGGTCATTGGCTGACGCCTGCTCGGCGGTCGGCATCGACCTGGACGCCCTGCGCATCGCGGCCGCACTGCCTAAACCAAGCTCGTCGCATACAGCTGGCAATCACGCTGGCGAAATGATCACCGGGCTGACGGCGGCACCGTCCGAGCGCATCTATCACGACAGCATCACGCGCCTGGCGGCGTCGTTGGTGTCGGGCGGCATGTTCCCTGGCGCGGCGGTGGACTTCCTCTACAGCCTGATGGACCAGGTGCGGCCGTCCGGCCCGGCGGAGGAGGTCGCGCGCTGGGAATCTAGACGCGCCGAGATCCCGCGAGCGGTGCGATCGGCTGAGAAGTTTGCGCCCGAGGAACGCCAGCCCCACCAGATCACGGTCAACCTGGCCAAGGCGGAAGAGCCTGAGCCGGTGCAGCAGGGCGACCTGCAGCCGATGGACTGGGGCGCGCTCGAGCACGAAACACCCGAGCCCACGCAGTGGCGCCTCGACGGCTGGCTGCCCGAAGGCACCGTGACTCTGCTCAGTGCCAACGGTGGCGTGGGCAAGTCCAACCTCAGCCTGCAGCTGGGCGTGGCTCTGGCCCACGGCATGAGCCTGTTTGAGGTCGACACCAAGCCCAGCCGGGTGCTGGTGCTGTCCGGCGAAGACGAGGCGCGCACGGTTCACTTTCGCGTGGCCAACATCTGCCAGGACATGCAGGTGCCCATGGCCAGCCTGGCCGGCAAGATGATCGTCTACGACCTGACGCAGGCCGACTGCGTGCTGTGGCGCGATGGCGGGCCCACGGAGCGCATGCAGTGGCTGGCCGACCAGGCCGTGCGGCTGCGCGCCGAGGTGATCGTGATCGACAACGCGAGCGATGTGTTCGCGGCCAACGAGAACGACCGCACCGAGGTGCGCGGGTTCATGCGGTCGCTGAACCTGATCGCCCACCACACGCGGGCCGCAGTGCTGCTGCTGGCTCACGTCGACAAGGCGAGCGTGCGCGCTGGCGCCGGGCTGGACTCCAACAGCACGTTCAGTGGATCCACCGCCTGGAACAACAGCGCCAGGTCGCGCTGGGCCATGGTGCGTGAGCCCGAGGGCGTGCTGCTGAAGCATGAGAAGTGCAACCTCGGCCCGCTGCAGGACGAGATCCGCCTCGAGTTCGACGCACAGACCAAGACCTTCAAGCGGTTCGGCACGGTCCCAGGCGCCAAAGCCGCGCGCCAGCTGGTGCGATCGCAGCACCGTGTTGCGATCCTGCGCCTGCTGCATGACGCGGTCCAGGCCGGTGGGCGCCTGTCCATGTCCGCCCAGGCCAACAACAACGCTTGGCGCCTGCTGCATGAGGCCGAGGGCTTCCCGGCGCAGCTGGCCCGCGCTGACTTCTTCGGCCTGCTCAACGACCTGATGCGCGACGGCCTGATCGAAGAGGCTGAGTACACGACGCCGAGCCGCGGCAAAGCCAAGCGCCTGGTGCTGACCGAGGTCGGCAACCTGCGCGTGGCGCAAGGATCCGGCGCTGCCGCCATGTGGAGACGAGGTGTCGACGATGAGTGATGACAACCCCTACGACGACGCCGACCGTGCGTTCGTCTTGTTCTTTCTGTGCGTCATCGCCGCCGCCCTGGCGGTGACTGCTGTTCTGTTGATCTGGAGACCGTGGGCATGAAAGTAATAGTCACACCGTGGATGAGCCGCTCAGACAAGCCAGCGCGCTCAGGCCTGTACCAATGCCAAGGCAATGAGAGCGGGCGTCTGTACTGGAGCTGGTACAGCGTCGAGTCCGGCAAGTGGGGAATGATTTCCGACACGCAAGAGGGCGCTGTCGGCTGGCGTGATCGCGCCTCGCAGAATCAATACCGCCGCTGGCGCGGCATGGCCAGCAAGACAGGGCAGTGATGGCCAAGCCCCGCAAGAAGTACCGGCCCAAGCCGGTGCTGAGCAACCCAGTTGGCTACGTGCTTGAGGGCGTGCGCCCGCCAGACCCAAGCCTGAACGAGGTGGCCGCGCTCCATGTCGCCAACCACACCGCAGCAACCCACCTGGCCAAAGGCGTGGCCGACAGGCAGGACATGGACTTTCTGGTGACCATGTCCAACATGGCCGAGGTCATGTGGCGCATGGGCTTTGGCACCGGCTACGAGGACGTGCTCAAGGCTGGCCAGGATGCGCTGGTGTCCATCTGCACACGCGGCAAGGACTCAAACCGCTACATCGCCAAGGGCCCTGAGCTCACAGCGGTCAATGCACTGATTGAGCTGCACGACGCTCAGTACAGCGTCATCAGCGTGAGCGAGCTGGCCAAAGCGCTGCACCACGTCAAGGCCGAGATCCAGGCCAAGAGATTCAGGAGGATCGGATGAAGGAGTTCTGGCCCATTGCGTTCCTGATCGTGTCAGGAATTTCGTTTGTGGTCGGCGCCTATTTCGGCGCGAAGATGACCGCATGGTTTATGAGGAGTGAAAGATGAGTGATCTACGAGCAGCAGCGCAAATGGTGGTGGAGGCGTATGACAGCCACGAGCCGCTGGCGGTTGTGATGTCTGAACTCCGCGCCGCGCTGGAGCAGGAGCCCTGCGACATCGCAGAGGACGGCGTCTGCGAGGCGCTGGAGTGCTGCAAAGCGCCTAACCCAGCTTTGACGTGCTTATTTACGACTCAGATGGAGGACTCAATCCTTAATGCTTTCGATCTTCCACCGCACAAAGATATTGCGATCCACGCAGCGCACTACACCCAGCCACCCCGCCGCGAGTGGCGAGGGCTGACGGAGGAGGAGGCCAAAAACATGGCCTACAAGGTAGATGCGAATGGCGGTTCCGTCATTGAGTTTTACCGTGCCATCGAGGCCGCGCTGAAGGAGAAAAACCATGAGTGAGCAACCCGAAGCCCTGCGGCTGGCTGATGGGCTTGCAAGAGCCCTTCAACGCGTTGACGCCGACGACGATGTAATTGATGTCGCCCGCTGGTTTGTAGAAGACTCTGCCGCCGAACTGCGCCGCCTGCACGCGCTGAATCAGGAACTGCTGGAAGCGTTGGAGAGCCTGCTTTGGTATGTCGGACAGCTTGAGACGCTTGTCTACAGCGCCGACGATGCTGGAGAGCACGAAGAAGTCGCCAAAGCGGAGGGGCAAGCATGAAGGTCCGCTTTTACGTTGACATCCCATCGGAGGGTGTTCGTGTCACGGGATCCACCGGCTGGTGTCTGTGCGCGATGAGCAATCCGACCGGCGGAATCGTTTCCCAGGGCTTCACCCGTGTGGCCTTCGATGTGGACATGCCTCCGAATCTGGTGTTGCCGCCGCACGATTTGATCGCGCCGCCTTCGACTGCGGTTGTGCTGGAGGAGGGGCAAGCATGACCCGCTACGGAATCCTCGACGACTTCAATGAGGTCATACGCTGGGTGTGGGAGCGGCCAACCAACCGCGCCTACATCACCGTGAAGGTGCCGCGGCCGCGCAAGCCGCGCATCGATCTGAGCCAACTGCCGGAGGCCCTGCTGTGAGACACATCAAGACAACCATCATCGCGGCCCTGCTCGCATGCAGCAGTGCGCACGCTGAGTTCTATTCGGGCAACGACCTGTTCAACCGACTGAACGGGAACGATGCCGAGCAATTCCACGCCCTGGGCTACATCATGGGCATGCACGACGCGCTCGACGGTGTCGTGTTCTGTTCGACACAGACCGTGACCGCGGGGCAGGTGCGTGACCTGATGAAGATGACCTTGGAGCGTGACCCAGCCAACCGTCACAAGCCCGCCTCCGCGCTGATCATGAACACGCTGCAGGTCGTCTGGCCCTGCAAGAAACAAGGGGCCAAGCTGTGACAACTCAACGCTTCATTAACGCTGACGAGGCGAAGTGCGCCAGCAATCCGCTGCATGAGGAGTGCAAGGACTGCCTGCGCAATGTGCTGCCCGTGAACCCGGCATCGCTGCGCCAGGTGTGGGTTGGGCCGTGGGTGATTGACGACGAGCCCTGCCCATCACGCTGGGTGCGCTCTGAGGACAGCACGGATTGGAGTGCGGCATGAGGGGCTGCGCGAGCACTGCGAACGCACTGCGCGAGCACTGCGCACGCATTGGTGCAGCAGGGTTGGGGCAGGCACGGCCCACACACCAAAGTGTGGGGCCTGCCCCCTGCGAAGGGGTGTTTTTGAGCGTTTTGGCTGCGCGAGCATATGCGTGCGCTGTATACTGGCCGGGAGGCCAGACGACAGCAAGTGCAGCAGCAGCAGCGGTCGCCGGCCTGGTCAACGGGCTGCCATTCGGCGGCCCTTTTGCTTTGCGCAGATGGAAAATCAAGGCATGAGCACACAGCAACAAGGCGGCTTTGATGAGGTTGGCGCAACAGCCTCAAAAGTTGAGACGCCAAAGAGAGCGGTGATGCGCACGCCTGACGGGCGCGAGCTGCCGGTCGGGCGGCCCAAGGGCACGCAGAACAAGGTCACGCGCACGATCCGCGAGGCGGTCGAGAAGGCGGCCCGCGACTGCCATCCGCAGGGCCTGGCCGGCTGGCTGGTCGAGCGTGCGCAGGGCAGCATCGGTGACCGTCAGATCTTCGCGGCCATGGTCAACAAGGCCATGCCGCTGCAGGTCCACGCGAACGTGGACGGCGGCATCAAGCTCGAGCTTTCGTGGATCGGATCGCGGTCAATTGGCACGAATGCGGCACAAATCCAGCAGCAGCCAACGCAAGTCCTTGATCTGCAACCGGAATCAGACGGCACCTACCGGATCATTGATCAGAGCACACGATCCGCCGAGGGGGTGCAGACGCCGGCGGGTATGCCGAGGCAGCAGGACGGCGCAGGTGACGAGCGCGAGGGCTGAGGCTACCGAGACACCAGGCGCCCGGCGTGCGCGCCTCCTGCGGCCTCCTGGCCTGCCCCGCGCCCGCGCCGCGCGGCCCCCGACCCCCACCCCCCCCGTCGAGCCGGGGCGGGGGGTATCGCTGGAGCTGGGGCCCCCGCCCCGATTTCTGAACCCCAAATTCGATATTGAGAATGCTGCAACACCCCACAGGCACTGAAGCCCGTGTCTGCCAGGACATTGCCGAGCGCCAGGCCCGCGGCCTGAGCAAGTACGGCACCACCGTCGAGCGCAACCCCCTGGACCTCCGGCAGTGGCTGCAGCACCAGTATGAAGAGCTGCTGGACGCGGCCATCTACTGCCGGCGGGCGATCGAGGAGCTGGACAAGTGAACCTCCAGGAATACCAACCCCGCGAGGTCTTCCTGCCCTTGCACAACCGCGACCGTCGCTGGACGGTGGTGGTGGCGCATCGGCGGTGCGGAAAGACGGTGGCCATGTGTGCTGACCTGGTGATCGGCGCGCTGGAGACGAACCTGCCCAAGCCGCAGTTCGCGTACATGGCGCCGCAGCGTGACCAGGCCAAGCGAGTGGCGTGGACGTACCTCAAGGATTTGACGCGGCCGTTTTGGAGCAAGCCGCCCAACGAGTCCGAGCTGAAGATCACGATCAACAACGGCCACAAGGGCGAGTCGACCATTTACGTGGCGGGCGCGGACAACTACGACGCGCTGCGCGGCATGTACTTTGATGGGGTGGTGCTGGACGAGGTGGGCCAGATCCGGCCGAGTGCTTGGTACAAGGTTCTGCGCCCGGCACTGTCTGACCGACGCGGCTGGGCGATCTTTGCAGGCACGCCTGCGGGCAAGAACATGTTCTGGAACCTGCGGGAGGAGGCGCGGCTGAACCCCGGCACGCACCTGCTGCTCGAGCTTCCCGCGTCCAAGACCGGAATCATTCACCCCGAGGAGCTGCGCGACGCCAAGGCGCAGATGACCGAGGACGCGTTCGCGGTTGAGTATGAGTGCTCGTTCGATGCGGCGGTGCCGGGTGCGTACTACGCCAAGCAGATTGGGGAGGCGTTTGACGCCGGCCGCGTGGGCAAGCATGAGCTTGACCCTGAGTTCCCGGTGCATCTGGTGGCCGACTTAGGGTTCACCGACTCATGCAGCTGGTGGGGCTGGCAAGAGGCGCCGGGCGGGTACAAGGTCGTCGATTTCATGGAGGACGACAACCAGCCGATTCAGCACTACATCGACTGGGTGAAGGCGCGGCCGTACAAGGTCGGCCAGGTCTACCTGCCGCACGACGCGCGCGCCAAAAGCCTGCAGACGGGCAAGTCGATCATCGAGCAGTTCCTTCAAAACGGCATCCGGCCGCAGCTGGTGCCGGAGATGAGCCTGCAGGACGGCATCGAGGCGGCGCGTCTGGTGCTGCAGAAGTGCTGGTTCCATGAAGACGCGACCTATGAGGGCCTGGAGCACCTGCGGGCCTACATGCGGGAGTGGGACGAGAAGACGCAGACCTACCGCAACCGCCCCAAGCACGACCAGCACAGCCACGCGTCCGACGCGTTCAGGTACTTGGCATTGGCTGCGCGCCCGGTGGTGGGAAAATCGGAACACGTGGCCAAGGCAGCACCAGTCAAGGCCGGCGGGACGAGCTACCAGTTCTGTCTTGAGGACATCTGGGACACGGGCCCGCAGCCAACGCAAAGGATTGGATGATGGAGCAGGGAAAGATCACCAGTGCCAGCGACTTCGCGGCCACGCCCATTGGCTTGGCGCAGCGCTGGGGCACGGAGATTGAGGCGTCGAGCCAGGAGCTGAGGAAGTTCCACGACGAGGCGCG